ATGAAGTGCGGCAGCCAGCACAGCTATCGAGCCATACGTTCAGTGGTGGTGCCAATGGTATTCCTACCGATCCGGCATATTCGAGCGAATTGGATGCTGCTATCATCGGTAATCCACAGGATTCCAGCGGAATGTATGGAATTCAAAACTCCGAAACTTATGATATCAATCTCTTGATCATTCCTGGAATGACATCGGGAGCTGTCATAGGTCAGGGGTTGCAATTATGCGAAAGCCGTGGAGATGTTCTTTATATCGTCGATCCGCCATTTGGATTAAGACCACAACAGGTTGTTGATTGGCACAATGGAATGCTGCTGTCAGATTTGTCACATGCCATTAACAGTAGCTACGGTGCTTTGTATTGGGGCTGGCTAGAGATTTATGACCAGTTCAGTAAGCAAAATATCTGGACTCCACCATCTGGTCAAGTTGCCTCAGTATTCGCAAGAACTTCGAGAGTTGCCGATCAATGGATGGCACCGGCAGGTATCAACCGTGGTTACTTGCTGACCCCTCTGGCCGTCGAATACAACCCAAGCCAAGGGGAGCGAGATCTCCTGTACGGGTCCGGCAATGCTGTTAATCCGTTAGTGTCATTCCCGAAAGACGGGATTGTTGTTTTTGGTCAACGGACGCTGCAGCGGACTGAGACTGCTTTAGATAGAGTCAACGTGAGAATGTTGCTAATCTATCTAAAGAAGAATCTGGTCCAGATACTTCGAGCATTCGTTTTTGAGCCAAATGATTCGACCACTTGGGCACAAGTCAGAACCCTGATTAACCCATTCATGGCGGATATCCAGGCCCGTCGTGGTTTGGATGCCTACAATGTGGTTTGTGACGAATCAAATAACACGCCACAAAGAAGAGATATGAACCAGTTGTGGGTATCGGTCTTCATTAAACCGACACGCGCGATCGAGTTCATCGTCTTGAATCTTGTCGTTATGCAGTCTTCGGCCTCCTTCAGTTCCGAAGAAGTGTTGGCAGCAGGTGGAGTTGTGGTTAGTGGAAGATAGAGCTTAAGAAAAGCCAGCTGGAATCTAGCTGGCTTTTCTTGTATCTAAGATTGTATCGGCTATGGGTAAATATAGTGGAGGGCCGACTATGATTTTATGGGATAAAACTAAAGAGCAGTTTGGATATGACAAGATATCTGCCAAATCAAAAAGCAAGTTAGTAGTGGCTTGTGATAATTGTAAAACAGAATTAATAAGAATATCAAGCTCATATAAACAGAAAGTAAAGAAAAACGGCAAATTCTTATGTCATAATTGTGCTACTAAAAGCACGGATTTTAAAGAGCAGTGTTCTATTAGAGCAAGGCAATTATGGCAAGACGACAGCTACATAAAAAACAACCTATCTGCTGTTAAATCTGATGAATACCGTCAAGCTAAAAGCATTGAGTCTAAAAAGAGATGGCAAGATGCCAATTTTAGAGCTAAGATGATGACGGTTGAGATGACAGCTGCTCGCAAAGTCAGTAGCTCGAAAACAGCTAAGATTCTCTGGAAAGATCCAAAATATCGTACTAAATTGAGTAGAAGAATTAGTGATAGAATGTTAAAGCGATGGAAACAAGAAGGATATAGAGAATTTATAGTAGAGGTTGCTAGAGATAATACTACTAAATTATGGGAGGATGGTGTATTTAACGATTCGTTTGGAGAAGAATTTTGTGGTAAGATGCAAATTATTAATAAGGCTAAATGGCAAGATGAAGAATATCGTCAAAAGATGGCTGTTGTTTTGCTTAATCAACCACGTGTTTCTTCTATACAAACGATTTTATATTCTATTCTTGATGATTTGGGTGTTAGATATTTCAGAGAGCACGACAATAGATCTGCTGATGTTGAGTGTCTTATAGGCCCTTGGACGTTTGATTGTGTCATTCCCAGAGAAAATAAGACGACTTTATTGATCGAATGTCAAGGTGATTATTGGCATTCGCGAAAAGATAGACAAATACGCGACCAACAAAAATCTTCATATATAACAAATAATCTTTTAGGTCAGTATGAATTGAAGTATTTGTGGGAACATGAATTTCTTTGTCAAGATAAAATAAAAGAAATATTGAAATATTGGCTAGGACTCAATGAGCCTGAACTAATCAATTTCAGTTTTAATGATATACAAATTAAAATTACTCCAGCCTTAGATTATAAACCATTATTAGGAAAATATCATTATCTTCCGAACGCTGGTAGAGGTGGAATAGTTTATGGTGCCTATCTGAAGAATGAACTGATTGCTGTTTGTGCGTTTTCACCATTAATCAGACAGAACATATCAATTCCAGGATATGATGCTGGTGCTGTTAGAGAGCTATCTCGCCTTTGTCTCCATCCTAAATATCGAAAGAAGAATTTCTTATCATGGTTCGTGTCTTCTTGTTTAAAGGCACTTGATGATAAATTCAAGTGTGTTATTTCATATTGTGATACAACTTTCAACCATACTGGTGCTATTTATAAAGCATGTAATTTCAAATTAGATGGAGAAATATCACCAGATTATTGGTATGTCTCTGATGACGGCTGGATTATGCATAAGAGAACGTTGTATGGGCATGCGATTAAGATGCAAATGACTGAGAAAGTATTTGCTGAGAAATACAGATTCAAACAAGTATGGGGACAGAAAAAATTAAGATTTAGATACGATAGAGATTAACAGGCTGATTTCTCTGAATCACGAGGCCCACCGCACATCAAACATAAGTTAAAAGCAATACGATGTTGGTGGAGCTTTTGGTACTCGAACTTGCGATCTCGCATACAATCTCCAGTGCTGAACCTGCCAACATCCATTGTATCATGCGAAGGAGACCCTGACAATTCCTGGATTCAATATATGTGGTACCGGTAGCGGGCCTGCCGCCAATCTTGAGACTCGCAGAAAGCATCGTTGGGTGTTCCGGACACTCGGAGCAGTGAATCCTGCGGCATTGCTAGTTTTGCAGGCGGCATCACGGCCTAACTTCAAATTCGCAGAGCCAGAAATGCACCACGACCAGGAAGTAGCCTACTTCGCTGGCAAGCAAACTTGGGAACCTGTGAGCATGAAATGGTATGATGTCGAGCAAGATCCCGACGTCTCAGATACCATCTATACCTGGTTACGTACAGTTGTCGATCTGCCGACAGCTATTGTCAATGCGCCATCTGTATATAAACAGCAAGCTACTTTGGAGATGATTGGGGCTGCTGGGAATACGACAGAGACGTGGATTATGTGTAATGCTTGGCCTAAAGAGGTCAATTGGGGCGATCTTGATTATACCGCCACAGATATCTCGACAATTGAAGCAACGTTGAGATACGACCGGGCTATCAAGGCGTAGCCCTGCTCTATATCTATTCTGATAGTATATAATTGGCTTGTTCCATATCAAATCTAAGATAGTGGAACCCGCTCTTACCTTGTATTGGTTTGCCATGCCTGGATTTAACATAGGCCAGAACAATCAAGCTGCTCAGCCTGGGGCCGCTGTCGAATCGGCTCGCCAACATCGTTGGAAGTTCGCTACACTTGATCCGCTAAAAGACATACTCATATATGCGCATAAGTCTGGCAGACCGAAAGTTGAATTTGATAGAGCACAGTTACATCACAGCCAAGACGTTTTGTGGTTTCCTGGCAAGCAGAAATGGTTGCCGATAGATGTTAGTTTCTATCATATCATAACAAACACCGATTCTGCATATAAGATTTATCAATGGTGGTCAACTAGAGTTGTTAATCTTGCTTCATCTACTATTAATATCGTGAAGCAAGCTTGTACGTTGGAGTTACTAAATGGAGAGGGCACATCGATATATAAGTATACAATGTATGGTTGCTGGCCATCTAAAATTACGCCAGATGAATTAGACTATGCATCGTCTAAGGTTGGTGAAATCACATTCACATTGGAAATGGATAAAGCCAAAGAAGAGAATCTACAGGAAGCAGAATAATATGCCAGGCTTTATTGTTAATGATGTGGGAGGTGGATCTGCCAGCCGAGCGGCAGCTGGAATAAAGCCTGTTTACAACTATACATGGGATATTAAGAGTTTATTTGAAGACCCCATTAATACAACCAGGCTTCTGGCCAAAGACGCCACGATGCCAACTTTTACTATTACTAAGGATACTGTAGATGGTTCTTCTCTGACTTATAAATATGCAGGAATGGTAGTATGGGAAGATATAAAAGTTACCTTTTATGATGTTGTTCTTGGTGGTGATTCACCGGGGGCCATTCAACTTAAGGCATCCACAATATTTAAGACTTGGCGCGAAACGGTTTGGTCGAATAGCACTGGGCTGCGTAGCCCATCAGATTACAAAAAAGAATCTAAAATATCAACTTATACTCTTGATTGGCAAGCTGAATCTGCTTGGACATTGCATGGTAGCTGGCCGAGCGTAGTTAAAGAGGGTGATTTAACATACACAAATACGGACATCAAGGTGGTCGAAGTTACCATTTCTTATGATTGGGCCGTTTTAGATGAATCTCCTGGCACTACACAATAGTGTTCTGCATAGTAGATACAATTCAGAAATACGCCAGCCACTAGAGGTAATTTATGCTTGACGATCGCACAGAAGAAGTTGCTTTGACTAATGAGGAATCAGAAGTCAAAGACCAGAAACAAGAGCAGCCTCAAACGAAATCTCTGACAGACCGGCCAGCTTCAGAGATTGCTAGTATGATTAACGGTGGATCATCTGATATCGACATCATTGATATCATTTCTAGAGCTTCACCAGAGCAGTTAATTCCTTGGGAAGAAACGACGTTGCCGAGTAAAGGTCTATACTACGGCTGGACTTCGGGCGTTATATCTGTGAAAGCATGGTCATCGAAAATTGACAAGATTTTGGCCACTGCCCGGTTAGCTCAAACTGGGCAATCGATCGATTATATGATCAAAGAATGTTGCAAATTTCCAGACGGATTCAACACTCAAGATCTACTAGTTGGCGACCAAATTTATTTGCTGTATTACTTGCGTGGTATTACGCACGGCAATGAATATGAGTTTGCAACTACATGCCCGAATCCACAGTGTGGCCAATCTGCAACGCATTCTATTGACCTTAATGAGTTGGTCAATACTATAGTATGGGCTGACGAAGGACTCGGATCTGAACCCTTCAGAGTCAAGCTGCCATATTTGTCTAAGACCATCGAACGAGAGGTTACTGCTGGCATCAGGTTTTTGCGAGTAAAAGATGCCAGTCAAATCCAGAGAGCGAAGAAAGCTCAGAATATCATTGGTGGTTCGAATAGGGCAAGAATCAGGCCAAGAGATCGTGCACAGCAAATCGATCGTAGCCGAGAAGAAATAACGCTCGATGACGTCGTTACACAGAATATCGAAACTGTGATTGTCGATATCATGGGTAGCACTGATAGATTTAAGATCAGAAGTATCGTTGGCAAGATGCATTCTACCGATATTGCTGTTATCAGGGAATGGCTGACAGAGCATACTCCAAGCATTGAAACAATGGTCGAGATGCAGTGTGCTAACTGTGGCGAGACCCATCGCGCTATGTTGCCAATAACAGAATCCTTTTTTCGTCCACAGGTCCCACGAGCAATGTGAAAAAGAGTGGAATATGCTGATGGAGCAGCAATTCATGCTACGGTGTGGAATAGGCGGGACAGGAGAGTTGACGCTTTTTGAGCAGAATTGTATGACTGCTGAAGAACGTGCTTGGTGGGCCAAGAAGCTAGAAAGAGTGGCTGAGGAGCGTAATCGCAAGGCACAAGGATCGATGCCTAATCTACCTCACCAATAATTATTTTCTTAATAAAGTATATTGGTTTTGTTTCAGCCCTAGCAAAGATACTAAAACTGAGGTGCACTATGGCCATATACCAACGAATTTCTGCCCGTCGCGGCAATACTGTGCAATTAGACACGCGATTCATGCGTGGAGGGATTGCGACTGCACCATATGCCATTCGTAAGGTGGAAATTTATAAGACTCAAGTCATTCCATCGAATCTCATTTCGACTTTTGTTGTGGTCGACCCATGTGACCCAACTTACCCTTCACCCGTCGAATACATTAGGACCAACACAGAGCCTGGCTTGTGTGGTACAGAAGGGCAAGAAGGAGTAATAGTTCCTGGTGAGTATCGGCTCATGCTTGATGTACCGCCAGACATCCCAGTTCCAGACGTTTATTTTGATGTTTGGACATATTTGCCCACAAATCCATGCCTTCTACAAGAAGAATATGGATCAGAAGTGGTCTGTTTAGAGGATACCAGCGGCTGTATCTATCCCGATTTTGATAATCCAATTGTTGCTGGTATGCTATTGCAAGCCTGTAACAAATTCTGGGTTTATTCTGATGACTGGGATGTCTCTGACTCTTTAACTTCTATCAGGCTTGGTTTTGAACCTCTTGATCAGAAGTTCAATCAACCGGAAGTGAGACCGCTGGAAATTGGCATCATGCCGCTCCCATTGTATGATTATGACTTTAATTTGGTCGCGCCGATATTGCCATATTTAACCGCAACCATCACAATTGAGACCGAATTTCGAGAAGTGCTGGTAACTGATGCACCAATGGAGATTGGCCTAAGACAAGGTTCTTATCGCTCAAATCCTTATGTGTTTAGATATATGATTCATACTGATAGGTTCCTTAAAGGTACGTATCAGTACAGCATCGTTGTAACGTTGCCAGATGGTTCAACACGATGTAGCAAGAAATTTATTTTAACCATATCGTAATTATGGCTGATGACTCGACTCAAATTGGATTAACAACATATATCGAGGCAATACAAATAACGCCATCGGTATCGAGTTTCAGTATAAGCAATGTGATATTAGGTGCTTCCAGATGGCAAAATCCTGGAAATCGTTTTGATGTTTTAAATGATGGTACTGTTGATATAAATGATTATAATACTATCATTAATTATATCGCTAGCAATGGTAGCGGTATGCTTCCAAGAAAAAAGCCAGAGAATCAGCCATATGTAGATGTCAATGGCGATGGGCAAATCACTAGTCAAGATGCCGACCAATTATTGGCATATCTACAACGCAAGAAGCTAATCGACACTACACCCACAACGTCATATCCTATTGTTGACTTCAAGATCAAGCGCGATCTCGTCAATCCGATTACTGTCACAACCATCAAAGATGTAGCTGCGCAGCAGAACATTTTTCCAACGGCTGATTATTTAATTTTTAGACGCAATTTATCAACAAACGAACTAACACCAGCACAATATTCTGAATCAGTTGCCAGTAGAGATAGCCTAGTGTTCGTCAATTCACAGGTTATGGTGCCTATTCATCCATTCACACCTGGATGTGATAATAATTCTTGTATCTTAAGGTTAATCAAAGAGAGAATCGCCGCTGCTGAAATATTGCCTATCAGATTTAACAAGATAGCTGGTGCAACTGGTGTTCTTGCCGCTGGTGCAGGATTGCCAATACCTGGGACTGACACAAGTGAGATGCCAGCACAGCCTGTAGTAGAAGGACAGGCTGTTGAGCCTATAGTTTATGTTGAACAGACTACAGAAACAGACACAGATACGACAGATACGACGGATACAACTGTTGTTACGCCTCCTGTCGTGGTTTTAGATCCTTTCCCATCGCCATGCGTTATTATCGGTGAAATCAAGTTCGTTTGTGCACAAACGAGCGGCAGCAGCAATACTAGCACTAGTTATTGCACTGCTAAAATGACGTCAAATACAACGCCAACACCATACGTAGCAAGTGCTGATAGCGAAGCGTCGTCATTACATTCAACCTATTTAGGACAATACATTTTTAAATCCTATAGGTATGGTGTATTACAAATTTCTACTACATTAGATCCGACGACATCAGATTTTTATCATTGGATTGCCGGAGATTATGAAATAAATTGGGCATTGGCTGGCGGCGATGATCCAGCGCGTATGGCTGGATTTATCGATCCTAGAACAATTCCCGGTGCTTATATGATATGTTTAGAAGATGTATCAGGTCCTCGTGGTTCCGTTTTTGATTCATGTGTTTTAGTTATACCACAGCTGGATGGATCAATTCGTTGTGCTTGGAATGGTGAATCTGGACATGTTTTTCAGCACAAGATGTTTGGTCCTGGTGGTAATGTATTATTTGATCCATTTCAACGCGGTAATGAATGGTACACATGGGAGGTTCCAGGATATTCATGTCCAGCTTGGAAGGCGTTTAATAGAGCGAATGTTGATGAAGCTGATCAATGGGAGAGTGCATCGACGGTTTTTCCACATTATTTGCAATATGATTTCCATAGTAGTGTTATTGTTAATAAATATGCTTTATTGGAGCGTAATTCCTTTGATTATGTTGGATTTCCACGAGATTTTACGCTACAAGGTTCGAATGACAATGTGAATTGGACAGTACTTGATACTAAAACTGGTATGCATGCGCCAGGTCCTAATTCTTGGACACAATATTTCACTTTTACCAACGGATCGGCATATCGATATTACCGACTAAATGTTACCTCAGTAATAGGCGGCGGCAATAGAGTTAATGTAGGCGAGCTTAAGTTAATTTGTTCTTCAATCGATGGTGCTGACAATTCGAGCAATACGACATGTACGGCAGTTATGTCTTCTGATAACTTGCCGACTCCTAAGGCTGCTATGGCTAGTGGCGAATACTATTCTTCATACCGCGATACCACATATTCTGCGTGGAAAGCTTTTAATGGGACGAATCTTGGTGAACCTGATAGATGGATAAGCGCTAATTCGGTTCCCCCATGGCACATCACTTACGATTTTGGATCTGATTCACCTGTGGCTATAAATAAATATGCTATCCAGCAGCAGAATTATAATGGTGTCACTGTGGTAAATGATCAGATTGTAAATGAACAGAATTATAGTACTAATGATGGATTTCCAAGAGACTTTACATTGCAAGGATCTCACAATGGAACTACTTGGGTTGTCTTAGACACAAGAGTCAACGTTACTGCCCCTGGAATGAACAACTGGACTGCTGACTTCACTTTTAGTAACGGGACAGCATATCGTTATTATAAAATCAATGTTACAGCTGTGAATGGGCAGTTAGCAATGCCTGTCACTGGTGCGACGGGAGCCACAGGACCAACTGATTGTGTGATCACAGCCAGCCCATCGGCTACAATTCGTTATGTTGTGATCACACAATATAATGAGGACGAAAGGACTACAGCAATATTTCATACTGCTGGCCATTCACAAACGACGTTATATTCTAATCAAGATCTGATAATCACATTTAATGCTTATGATGTGAAAGGCGTTTATGCAGCTTCTCTATGGCTTGATGGTGTAAAAATTCCTATATCTACAGGTCCGCACGCCGACACAACAACAGGAGGCGTCAATTTCGGTGTTGCTATTGGTAAGCGTGCCGCAGGAGTCCACAATTACACCATCATAGCAACAAACAACGATGGTGTAGAAACGACACCTCCGTACACTTGTTGGTTTACTGTATTGCAAGGCGGGGCGTAAAATGGGATTGACAGCCACAAGTCAAATTACTCAGCAAACAACACCAGAAGCGGTTCAGGAATTTCCTATATCATTTGATAATAGATATATGGTTACTGGGTTTGTAAACGCAAGCCTAATACCTGGTACGCCTTTCGTTAATATGTGGGGCAATGTTACTCTTGCTGGTTTGTTGTCAACTGATAATAAAGGTGTCATTACTAGAGTTGATAGACAATATCAAAGCTTGAACCAAGATAATGTATCTCTTGCTTACGATGAAGAGACGATGAATTCGGTATTGGCACTGCTACGGATTTGTCGATGGCCCAACATTTCACATTATATAGCATTCTTAGACGATGCTAATACACTTTATCCTTGTGCAATAACATATCTAGAAACAAATCAATGGGTTTCGCAACCTATAAACATCGATATCGACCACACAATTTTCACTACGCAATATGCAGTGTGGCATACTCATCAGCTAGAATATTTTGGTCTTGATTTGCCGCAGAACGGTGAAGTATGGAGTGGGGGACTGGTCCTTGGCTCATCCGATAGTATGATGAACTTGGGAGAGTATCGCACTTACGATGTGATGTTTGGCAATCAAGATGTTTTTAGTCCTACATATATTGAGAAACTAACTGTTACTTTGCCGGTTCCAGGATACCAATATTTGCGTGCAGCGGGTTACAAGACTCCATTTATTCGAGCAGATCTGCCATATACGCTCGAATGGTTTAACGATTCTCCGGATGTCGCTGCAACAGAATTATATTGTCGTGACTTATGTTGTGCAGGATGTGACGGAGATTACTATGGCAGTTTTGCGCCATCGGGATCGATTAGAGTAGATGGACATCCTATTGGTACGCAGAGGTTATGGCTGATAAAGGGCATAAATGCTTTTGGCACAACTATTACACAAATGTGGTTTAGCGCTGTAGCAACATGCCCCAGGAGATTGACGTATTTCGGTGACTTTATAGAAGATTGTAAACTGCCACCATCTCCTATTCCGCCACCACCGACACCGACTCCGCTGCCACCGCCACCATCACCTTCATTCAGCCCGTCACCTTCGCCTTCGTTGTCACTATCGTCATGGCAGTCTGCGTCTTTATCGCCATCACCATCACCATCTGTTTCGCCGTCGCCGTCTGTTTCGTCTTGGGCATCTCCTTCGGCATCGCCATCATTGTTGTCGCCATCGACGAGTTTGTCGCCGTCTCCTAGCATCTCACCATCACCAGCAACTTCAGCATCGCTTTCACTCTCTCCGTCATTATCTGTATCGCAATCGCCTTCAACTTCGATATCGCTATCTCCTACGCCTTCTATATCACTGTCGCCTTCGCCATCATTGTCATTGTCTGGATCACCCTCACCCTCACCTTCACCATCGGCTGATGTCAGCCATTATGATTGGTACTCAAGAGTGGCCGATGCTTTCGACGGTCGTTTTGTTATCACTTGGGTGCGTTACAGTCAATCACCATCAGATAGAAAGCAGTATCAATATAACCCGATTGTCATGGCACAGGTATTTAATGCTGACAATACGCCAATGACGGGGCAGTTTATTGTGCCGTCATATACCGATAAAACAAGTATTTGTCCAGATGTAGCGATGAATTGGGATGGATCATTTATTATTACCTGGTGTGGTCCAGATGTTGATTATGGTGTCGGTGTTCAAGCACGTAGGTTTGATTCGTCTGGTAATCCAATAGGAGATCAGTTTAGAGTAAATGCATTGGCTGACGCCAGTTACGAGACACCAGCTATTGCTATAAGGCAAGGTATATCAGATGGCAGTTTTATGATTGTGTGGGCCGAGTATTGGAACACTGGTCAACGTGAGATTTATGGTCAGAGGTTTAATTCTTCTGGTGCTAAAGTTGGTACAACTAACCTCAGAATAAGCACGACATCTGGATATTATAAAGAAAATCCAGATGTCGACATGGCTGATAATGGCAATATGTTTGTTGTATGGGAAGGCGCGAAGGTTGACGTTCCTAACATATGGGGGCAGCGATTAAATAGTACTGGTGGTTTAGTTGGTGGTGAGTTTCAGGTCAACACTAGCTCGACTACGATGCTCAGTGAAGACCTGAATCCAAGAGTTTCTGTTGCGGCGAATGGCTTAACCGTTGTGTCTTATCAGTTATTTGCTGCTGGAGATGCTCCTCAGTTTAATGTTTATGCACGCAGATACAACGCTTCCGGAGTTGCACAAGGCAACAACTTCAGAGTTAACCAATATACGGGTAGTGGTTGGCGTCGATGGTCGGAACCAGCCTGTGACCGTGATGGCAATTTTTCTATCTGCTGGCATTCACTAGGTCAAGACGATCCGATAACGACTGATTATGGCATTATGGGGCGATCTTATAATGCCGCTGGTACTGCAGTGACGAATGAATATTGTATAAATAACTACCAATTAGAACATCGCGGCATTGATTACCAGATGTATCCTGCTATGACACGACGAT